CCTACGCTGCGTAACAAAGTCGATGTTTTTTGCAGGGATTCGGGAGCTAAGGTTGACTCCGACAAGCTCCGTCGCCAGGTGTCGGAGTTAAAGGAAGAGTTGAAGAAGGTCAAGGCAGCACACAAGAAGCAGCTGGCGGACGTCAAGAAGACGATGAAAGTCAAGAAGGCCCCGAAGGCGAAGACCATGAAGGCACCGAAGGCACTCCCTGAGCCGATGCTGCCTGCACCTGTCACCGCGGGACCGGTGGCTGCTGCCCCTTCGATTGTTCCTGCAAAGGGAGGTTTATATCGTCGGCGTTGGTAGAGTTTACACGAATATCCTAGGTGATAAATAAATGTCTGATACCGCTGCTGTTCCAGAGGTGATCGAAGCTGCACCGCCTGCACCTGCCCCGGAGTGCGTACTTTGCCCGCCCGCCCCTGCACCCGAGACGCCTGCGGGCGTGTTCCAGTCGATCGATTGGAAGAACCCCGTCCCGTCTGTGATCAAGCTCGCGACGCACCTCCACTCGCTGGAGATGCTGTCCCCGGCCGAGCGTCTTACCATGCTCCAGGGCAGTCTGCTCCACGTCATCAACACATGTTCGATGGAGGACTCCGAGAAGGAGACTGCCCGCGTGTTCGTGAACACCATGCTCCCTCACGTTGTCGAGACGGCGGTCTCTGGAATCGAGGCTGCATCGAAGGTCGCTGCCGCCGAGAAGAAGGCGTCTGATCTCCTCGCATCTGTCATGTCCAAGCAGCCGACAATGGTGGTCAAGAACGTCGAGGAACTGATGGCTGAGGCTGGTAAGCGTTCTTGGAAGTGCTGGTAAACAACCTTAACTGAATCCGCGTAGAGTCCTTAATGGGCATTCCGTTCTACGTTGCCTCTCTCCTTCGTAAACACAAACACATACAGAAAACGTACGACACATTTGAAGCCGATGTTCTCTGCATGGACTTCAACTGTTTTTTACACAAAGCCATCAAGGACGAAGACCCGATTAACAGCGTGATCACTGAACTGCGAACCTACCTCGAACGTATCCGCGTCAAGAAGGTCTACATCGCATTCGATGGACTGGTCCCCTATGCGAAGATGGTCCAGCAACGGTATCGTAGGTTCAGAACCGCCGACAAGGCTGGGTTTGACCGTAATCAGCTTTCGCCAGGAACGCCGTATATGCGAGAACTAGCAGACTGTTTGAGAAGGGCTTTCCCATACGCCGAGATTTCAGGGACAGATGAGCATGGCGAAGGGGAACATAAGATATTTCAATGGCTACGAACTCTACCCTCCCCAGGAACCGTTGCGATTTACGGTCTTGATGCGGACCTGGTGCTTATCGCTCTGGCACAGCGTTCGCTCGGTAACCTCTTCCTACTTCGAGACGACGATGCCTTTTCGATTTCCGCCCTGGCGGCTGTTCTTCCTCTCCCCGTAGACGACTATGTCAAGATGTGTATTCGCTATTTCGGTAATGATTTCATGCCTGCCATTGCAATGTTTTCATTGCGTGAAGACGGACATGGGCGTGCGTTACGAATGACGCCAGAACAAGCTGTAAAGATGGAGACGAAGGTTCTGATTGAGAAGAGGAAGCTGTCGGATGCCCATATCGTGGCTCCGGACGGTAACGCCCTTGAAGCACGAGTTGGTTTGTTGCTAGATGGAGTGATTGACTGGGCCCCTGTTTGCGAAGCCTACTGGAAAACCTATGCGTGGACTCTTGAATACTTTACGACCTCTCGCGTTCCAGACTGGTGCTGGGTGTATCCGTACGCAGACGCCCCACTTCTTCAAACGCTGATGGACTTCGAACAACCAGTGATCACATGGGATCATCCAGAGCCGCCGTTTCATCGCACAAATCAGTTGCAGTTCATTTTGCCCTCGGCATCACTTCGAACTGCGAAGAAGAGGATTCGGTTTCCAGATGAGTATTATCACGAAGAGACTGAAACCCGTCATCCTTGGATGAAACGGTATGCGTGGGAATGCGATCCTATGATCTCACTACCGTGGAGTCCCGGACGTCCACTTACCTCCGTAACCGCATACCAGTGGCAGTCATCACCAACCGAGGTGCGTTGCGACTGAGTATCGGGCGACGAGGCTCTTCTACACCAGTCGAGAAGATGAGGTTGTCTTCGGGAATCATCTCCTCAAACTCGTTTGTACGGGCAGCCATATACTGCATCTCGATCTTCTTGATTTCGTTGATCTTCTTCATCGCAGCCATTCCAGATGCGTCCTGAAACGTTCTCCAGTGACGAGTGATGTGATTGGTGTAGGTGATTCGAAAGCTCTGTGACTTGTTGAACTGAACGTTCTTACGCAGGAGATCAAAACATTCTTTAACTGTTGTGTATACAGGTTTGCCGATACGCTTATTCACAGAGTTGTGGGCCCTGAACGTGAAGAGCAAAAAGTCCCGGCGAGTGTACAGCATATTCGGAAACTGTGCACGATAGGATGCTAACAACTCTGCAAAATGCCCCTGACAGGACGGACACGTGATTGTGTCGCGAAACAGATCAAGCCATTTCACCATCAGAAGTCTCTCGGCTTCTGTTGGAGTATTTGGATACAACGAAGCCACCGAATGGAGTGTCATCCATCCTAGTGGTCCCCAAATGGACGTCATTAGTCTTTACAAAGGAATCATTCCCGCCCCCGCTCCGCTTTCAAGGATTAGTTTGGCAAGATGAGGGGGTGTTTTCGATCCGACCTCCATATTCGCCTTCTTAAGCTTATCGCGAACCTGTCTGTCCGATAAATTCTTCAGGGTGCCCTGAATCTTCTTTCGCTTCTGCTTCTCACCTTCGGAGGTTAAGATGCGAAGTGTGCCTGGTTTGAACGGAGGACTCTTTGCAGGATCGCGAACGCCCTCGATCTTTCGTGCGGTCTTGCGTAGAACACCGCGAGGATAGGTCTTCACGTTCTTAACAGTTTTTTTAGGGGCAACATGAGGTCCACCAACCTTGCTGATTTTGATCTCCTTGTTCGCCATCCTTTACTCAAAACGGATAAACCTTATTTACGACTGAACCGGGGCATCAATACCATGGAGTGGGAAGCAATCTCTGCATACTTCGCGAAGGGTGTCTCTCGTCTCGTCGAACATCAACTAGACTCCTTCGAAGACTTCGTTCGCAATAAGCTACCACTCATCGTTCATTCCACTGCACCGATCACTGTATGGCACGAACAAGATGAGACTACAAAGAAGTACAAATATGAGTTCAGGCTGTCCTTCGAGAACGTCACCTACATCAAGCCCCGCCTTCAAGAAGCGACTGGACGTGTCAAGCCGATGCTCCCCATGGAAGCCCGTGTTCGCAACTTCACCTACGCCGCACAGATGTATGCGGACATCCGCTTCATCGCCCGCACCTACAAGGGTCCTCTTCTCGACACCTTCGACGAGGAGTTTCGCGTCTTCGAGGGCATTTCCATCGGTAAGCTACCTGTTATGCTCGGATCCAGTCTCTGCCTTCTGAAAGACTACCCTGCGAGTCTAGCGGAAGTTGGCGAGTGCTCTCACGATCCTCTCGGATACTTCGTTGTTCACGGGTCTGAGAGGACAATCCTCTGTCAGGAGAAGGTGGCTGACAATCGCATCATGATCTTCCAGAACAAGAAGTCGTCTTCGAAGTATCTCTACTCGGTTGAGATGAAGTCTCTCCACGAGTCGTTCACAACTCCGCCTAAGAAGTTGGAAATCAGGCTGTCTTCTAAGTTCAACGGTCACGGTTATCCGATGGTCGCCTGCGTGCCTAGGTTCCGCGAGGATGTTCCGGTTGTCATCTACTTCCGTGCCCTCGGCATTCTTGATGACCGCACGATTGCGAAGATTGTGTGGAACGATGAGAACGATTCTCACGTCGAGCTTCTGGCTGCTTCGTTCCGTGATGCATCCGAGCTGAACATCTTTACACAGGACGATGCAATCCGCTACCTGACAAACCACCTTCAATACGGCACGAATCAGGAGGACAAGTGTGCATACGTTCGCTATCTGCTAACCACGGAGCTTCTCCCTCACGTTAAGTTCGCAGGAGAGACAGTTCCGTTGGAGGTTCTCAACGCCCGCAGGACGATGCTGATGGCAGCCATGATTCGCCGTCTTCTGCTCACTTACTGTAAGAAGATCCCACTCGATGACCGCGATGCGTACCCGAACAAGCGTGTTGTCACAACGGGTGCGTTGCTCACCCATCTCTTCCGCCAGCTGTTCCAGAAGGTCTGTAATGACACTCGCAACGAGTTCGTTCAGGAGGTGAACAACGACGCCTGGAAAAAGGCGGGTCAGCCATTGGAGATCCTCAACATCAACAACCTCTACAAGATCCTCAAAATGTCAGCGATCGAGGGAAAGATGAAGCAAGCACTGGCAACCGGAAACTTCACAGTTCAGGGTCTCGGTACATCGTCATCAACCAGCCTGTCGAATGCGACAAAGGTCGGTGTCTCTCAGGTTCTCGCACGCATGTCCTACGCATCGACTCTCAGCCACCTCCGCCGCATTCAGACTCCTGTTGAGAAGTCTGGTAAGCTGTTAGCACCTCGCAAGCTTCACGGTACCTCATGGGGATTCATGTGTCCAGTGGAGACTCCGGAAGGTCATTCGGTAGGTATTGTGAAGACGATGTCTCTCCTGACCTCTGTCTCGCAACACGTTCCATCGTCCACGGTCCTTCACTTCCTCACAGAGTCCGGTGTCAACTGGATCACGACCACAAAGGTCTACGAGGGAACATCGATTACGGTGAACGGCGTTCTCCTCGCATACACGACGAAGCCTCTGGAACTTGTGACCGAGATGCGGGCAGCGAAGACATCCTCTCGTCTTCATCCTCACACGTCCATCGCATGGTATACGCTTCTGAACAGCATTCTCATCGAGACGGATGGCGGTCGTGTTGTCCGCCCGGTGTTCCGCGTAGATGCACCGTATCCCGAGAACCGTGGCGACTGGAACGAGTGGGTCAAGTCGTGTATCGAGTTCATCGATGCGTCAGAGACGGAGACACTTCGCATTGCCCTCACAAAGGATCAGGTCACGTCTCACTCTCATCACGAGATTCACCCGTCGATGCTGATCGGACACATGGCAGGCACGATTCCTCTCTCGGATCATAATCAGTCGCCTCGAAACACCTATCAGTCAGCTATGGGCAAGCAGTCGATGTGCGTCTACGCAACAAACTTCGCAAAGCGACTGGACAAGAACGCGTATGTTCTCTGCTCCATCTCACGACCGATCGTGGAGACTCGCTCGATGAACATTCTGAAAATGCAGGAGATGCCATTCGGTATGAATGCGATCGTAGCGATTGCGTGTTACGGCGGATACAATCAGGAGGACTCGATCATCATGAACCGTTCATCCGTGAACCGTGGTTTGTTCCGCGGTCTCTACTACACGATGTACAAGGACGAGGAGCATCGCAACGTAACCTCTGGACGTGAAGAGAAGTTCATGCGTCCTCAGAAGCACAACACTCGCAAGTTCAAGAACACAAGTTACGCGGCAATCGGCGAGAATGGCATTCCGATCCTTCATGCGAACATTCAGGAGAACGACGTTGTCATTGGAAAGGTCGTGAATCTCCGCCACGATACCGCCGGGTATTCGTTCAGGGACGCGTCAACCACGCACAAGAACGCAGAGGCTGGTCGTATCGACGGTGTGTGGCAGGACAAAAACTCAGATGGATATCCCTTTGTAAAGGTGCGAATCGTGTCCGAGCGTATTCCTCAGATCGGTGATAAGTTCAGCTCACGTCACGGACAGAAGGGAACAGTGGGAATGCTCTTGAACGAAGAGGATATGCCGTTCACCGGCTCTGGTCTTCGCCCTGACTTGATTATGAATCCACACGCTGTTCCTAGTCGTATGACCATTGCACAGCTGATGGAGTGTATCTTCGGTAAGATTTCGGTTCGGAAGGGTACTCTGGGAGACGGAACGCCGTACTCGCACATGAAGGTTGAGGAACTGCGTGCACAGATGCTGGAACTGGGAATGCACCCCTACGGAAACGAGATCCTCTACAACGGACAGACGGGTGAGATGATGCAAGCCGAGATCTTCATGGGTCCGACGTTCTATCAGCGTCTCAAGCACATGGTTATCGATAAGGCCCACTCTCGTGCCAGAGGTCCGATTGTCTCTCTGACCCGTCAGCCTTGCGAAGGACGGTCTCGAGATGGAGGTCTTCGCGTAGGTGAGATGGAGCGAGACTGTATGATCTCACACGGTGCGTCTGCCTTCACGAAGGAGCGTCTGATGGATGTGTCTGATCCATTCCTCACAGGAATCTGCAAGACCTGTGGAACACTGGCGGTTGTCAACCCACAAGAGGGTCTGTATTCGTGCGGTTCATGCGGAAACAAGACCGATTTCGTTCAGAAGACGATACCCTACGCAATGAAACTGTGGATGCAAGAGCTGGAAGCGATGCACATTGTACCTCACATGGTCATGGAATGACGTAAAATTACACGATATCATCTGATAAGGAAACCGGCCGATACCGCCTACCCCAAATACGACTGGCACCGTAAATCAAACATGCAATAACACAGACAAATCCGACACATGCGATACCAAGAGAAAGAGCCTGGTCTGTGTCCATTTTCACTTATTCGGCAGGAGTAAGTAAATGTCTCTAGAAGTCGTGATCGGTCCCATGTTTTCGGGAAAGACATCGTACGCAATCGAGGTCGCTGCAATCTACATATCAAAGAACATGCGTGTTCTGATTGTGAAACCTACTCGAGATACTCGGTCCATTCCAAATCACATTACAACACATGATGGTATCTCACTACCCTGTTTCGAAACATCAACGCTGAATGGATTGACCGAACAATTCATGGCTAACTACGAAACCGTCATCATTGACGAAGCCCAATTTTTTCAAGGCCTAATTCCGTTCGTTGAGTATGCCGTGGATACGCTCGGGAAGTTCGTCTATCTGATCGGTCTTTCTGGCGACTCAGATCGGCGTCCGTTTGGTGAGCTTCTCAATACGATTCCACTGGCAAATGAGGTGATCAATTTGAATGGACGGTGTGCTTGCGGAGAACCTTCCTTTTTCTCAAAGAGGCATGTGTCTGGCTACCCGCAGATCGCAATCGGAGGTGCGGAGATGTACAGCGGTGTATGTAGGACATGCTATCACAGATAGAACGCATCATGACTAACATGCTGGAACAAGTCTGGCTTTCCAGCATTGAATGCACAGATCGACTGTTCATCGGGTGACTCGACGGCGATTGGAAGCATCAATGCATCTCGACGCACTCCGAGAATCGGATCAAACATGACCCAATCCGTTACAAAGTGTGACTGATAAGGAATTGACACATCGTCCACTTCGAAGATCTTGCAGAACTTCGCAGCCCATTCCCGCGTGATCATATAACACTGTGCACCCCATGGATTCGAGACTCCAACGTTGCGAATCATGTAATGTCCTCCTGTAACGTAGTATTCGCCCTGAGGAATGTTGATGTATCCAAGTGACAGGATATCTGTATTTCCTTCCATCATATGAGGAGTCACTGCATTCACAACATCATTGAAGCCCTTGTGAAACCTCACATCATCTTCGATAATGATTCCGAGAGGATCACCCGAATCAACGAGGGCTTGCATGCAGCGAATATGTCCAAGAGTGGCTGCACATCCAGTGGGATAGGATGTATCGCGTGCGAAACAGGTAGCCCCGCGACGCACCACCTCGGGATCGTCCTTGAGAGGAGACTGAACCAGAACGATGTCAAGGTTCAGAGGTGCTGCGGCTGCCTTGAGCCTCTCGCCGCGACCGGGGTCACAGTTCACAGCGTAGATTCGCATTTATCTATGAACTATCCGGCTGTGAAAACGGTGTAATCACCTCCCATTCAGTATCGTTAATGGAATTCCAACCGTCGTGAAACATGTAAAAAACAGATAGCAACCCTTTCGGGAGGGCAACTATATTGCGTCGAATATCTCGAATATACGTAAATACAATCTTGTGTCGTTTCTCAACCGATTCCTGCTTCTTCGTATCTACGCCTGGTGCATAAGGATCTGGGTTCCAACGGATAAAGTAGACTGGAAGACCACCGTACCCCTGTGAAATATTTACCATACGAGTCTGTTCGCACGAACACTGTCTATCCTTATGCTGATGTTCGTCACATTCTAGGATAATAATCTTATTTCCAAAATCAAACACCCTATCGGGACGTTCGCGACCACACTCTCCTTCATTAACAACTTTATCGGTCGATTCTCCAGTTAGCCCATAATAGTCCAGATAAGCCATAAGGGCATTTTGTTTTGCGAGGCGGTTTGTCTCGAATGTATGCGGTACACAGAACTCGCACTTATCATTTTTATCAAGCACCATGATCAGCTTGCACGAGACACACTCTCGTTCAATCAGATTTTGATCTTCATCTGTTTTATGTGCCTCACATCGACGAGGAATATAGTTCATACCATAGAATGCTGGCTTGCGACAGACCAAACATCTAGCACGCGGAAGGGTGATCATTCCGGGCTTGCGGTGCTTTGAGCAATGAGAACGTTGACTTCCAGGCTTTCCATGCTGAGCAATCGATGTACACTCTTCGCAACGGTTTGTTTTCACATCAATCATACCGGGTTCCTTGTGATTGGTACAAAATCGACCATTTCCACCAGGAATATCGTAGTTCCGAGATGTTGATTCACATCCTTCGTGGGTACAACCCCGAGTCAGTACACCAACCATTCCCTCTTCAGAGTGAGTTTGACAGAAACGAGGCCTTTCGCCCTTGAATGCGAAAGATGCATAAATATCGCACCCTTCGTGTTCACAGTACTTCGAGATGACGTTGATCATTCCATCCTCCTTATGTGCGGCACAATGACTCGCCGAATGCCCCTTGAATCCAAACGACGGAGTCTTTTTACACCCAGCATGTTGACATTTCCGTATTCTTAGGTTCACCATTCCTTCGAGTTTGTGTGTGGCACAAAATCTGAACTTGCTCTCATGTGGATAGTTGTAAGCTGATTGGATAGGACAGTCTTCAAACTCGCATGATTGTCGGATACACATTCCATCAAGTTTATGTTTCGCACAGAAGCGGCTTGGTTTACCTTTCTCTCCGTACATGGGTTTAGTTGTGCAGCCATCATGATCGCACATTGGACTTCGAACATTAACCATTCCATCTAGTTTGTGCTCGCCGCAGAAACGACCTTTTCCGCCATGTACGTCGAACGTCCGCGACTTCGATTCACAACCCGCGTATTCACATAGGGGGTTCTTGACGTTCACCATCATCGATGAAGCATGTGTTTTGCAGAATCGTCCCTTCCCATCCGGAAGGTCAAAGGCGTTTGAAGTCGATGTGCAGCCTTCGTGTGCACACAGTGGGTTCACAACGTTCACCATCTCAGCTGTCTTGTGCTTCTTACAGAACGCTCCTTTCAGGCCAGGGAGATTGAATGCATGGGACGTGGATGTACAGCCGATGAACTGACACAGTTTCCCCGTTCGATTGACCATTTCCTCGGTTCGATGGTCTCGGCAGAACCTCGCCGGGGCGTCTGGTAGCCCATAATGAGCTACCCGCGAACAGGTCTCGCACTTCACCATTGTCCGTTTACTCTCCTTACCTGTAAATATTTTCTTGCTATTTCCGCGTGTGAACGTTTCTCCTTTTTTCACGCCTCCTAACATACACAGTCAATATGGGTGGCGGTCTTCTTCAGCTCGTCTCGTACGGTGCACAGGATATCTACATCTCGGGCAACCCCCAGATCACCTTCTGGAAGGTGCTGTTCAAGCGTCACACGAACTTCGCCATGGAGTCGATTGAGGTGACGTTCAACGGCCAGGCGGACTTCAACAAGCGTGTCACGGCGATCATCAACCGTAACGCCGACCTGATGTTCCGTACGTACATCCAGCTGGTTCTCCCGGCGGTGCAGCTCGATGGCAGCAACAACGACAAGGTCACCCGCTTCCGCTGGCTCAACTACGTGGGTCACCGCGTCGTGAAGACGGTTGAGCTCGAGATCGGCGGCCAGCGTATTGACCGTCAGTATGGCGACTGGATGCAGATCTGGACGCAGCTGACGCAGGACGTGGGCACGGTTAAGGCCCTCGACGAGATGATCGGCAACACGCACGACCTCGTGCTGATGAAGGACCGCAAGGGCTATGCCCTGGACGTCTCCTGTGCCGGTGCCGAGCTGACGAACTCGTGTGCCCCCCGTGCCGGCACCCCGGCCCGCACGCTCTACATCCCGCTCCAGTTCTGGTTCTGCCGTAACCCGGGCCTGGCCATCCCGCTGATCGCCCTCCAGTACCACGAGGTCCGCATCAACGTGGAGTTCGAGCAGTGGACCAACTGCTGCTACTACGAGCTCAGCTCTGGCTCGGTCCCGACGGCGATCCAGACGCTGACGGCCGCGTCGCTCTACATCGACTACATCTACCTGGACACGGAGGAGCGTCGCCGCTTCGCCCAGCAGACGCACGAGTACCTCATCGAGCAGCTGCAGTTCACGGGTGCCGAGTCGATCACGTCGAGCTCAAACAAGATCCAGCTGAACTTCAACCACCCGGTGAAGGAGCTGATCTGGGTGTGCCAGCGTGACTCGTTCGTCGACTGCTCGCAGCCGGCCCCCACGTACATCGCCGAGGTCAACGGCTGCCAGCCGTTCAACTACTCCGACGACTTCTCGACGGAGGGTGTGATCATGGACGTGCTCGCCCGCGGTGCCCTGGGCGGCCAGGCGGGTGTCACGACGAACATCGGTGGCACTGCTGGCCTCGGCGTCCCAACCATCGGCGGTGCGGACGGTGGCCCGTATGTCCCCGGTCTGGGCATCGCGATCGGTCCCTCGCTCAACGGTGCGAGCTGGCTGGACACGAACCTCAACGCCTCCGGCAACGACCAGGCCTACCTGTTCGAGGACACGACCAACTACCTGCTCGCGAAGGTCATCCTCGACTCGGGCACGCGTTGCTCTGGCAAGTGCCCGATTGAGGTCGCCAAGCTGCAGCTCAACGGCCAGGACCGCTTCACTGAGCGTGAGGGACGTTACTTCACGTACGTGCAGCCGTACCAGCACCACAGCCGCACGCCGACTGCCCCGGGCATCTGCGTGTACTCCTTCGCCCTCAAGCCGGAGGAGCACCAGCCGTCTGGCACGTGCAACTTCTCGCGTATCGACAAGGCCACGCTGCAGCTCACGGTGTCCGTCAACACGGTCCGCTCTGGCCGCACGGCCCAGGTCCGCGTGTACGCCGTCAACTACAACGTGCTCCGCGTCATGAGCGGCATGGGTGGCCTCGCGTACTCCAACTAAGCGTAACGCACAACATAAACCACAAACCAACTCAAAAACAAACCCAAATGCAGGCATATACATGCCAGGATTGGGATTTGTAGTAAATGGACATCGGTGTTTCTTTATCCAACGGGGTGACACCGCTATGTCAACTCATGAAGAAGCATGGTAGTGACAAGGGCGGGCCCGAGGGAATAAGCCAATGTGGACATAAATTACCTCGACATGTATACACTACTTATTACCATCCCCTCCTTCAACCCGTTCAGTTTTCTCAACTACGAGTATTTGAGTTAGGAATAGGATCAACAGGTGTTTTCCCATACAACATGGGAAAGAATGGGACACCCGGTGCGTCCCTGCGAGCATGGAAGGAGTTCCTCGAGAAGTCCGAAGTCTTTGGCGGTGATATTGACCGAAGCATACTCTTCGAAGAAGACAGGATCAAAACGTTCTACGTAGACCAAGGCAGTTCAGAT